TATGGCGGCTTTTGTCCAATTCTGATTTGTTGACCCTTGCCCTTGGCTTGGGGGTTCGGATGTAAAGCAGAAGTACTGGTTTCGGTACTTGATAAGGGAATGTCCCTTGGGCATGGCACTTGGTCCGTACTTGGGACGCTTCAGCACACTGAAATTATATGCGGATGCCTCCCCTAACGAGACATACTTCTTGGGGAGTCCCGATGCCTTGTCCTCGGGGGACTTGCGGACTCGACCCGTCTTCGTCTTGTACTTGGCGGTCTCCTTCATCTCCTCCTCGTCCTCTTCGTCCGCCTTCGAGGACTCCGAGTGGGGGTAGATCGCCTCTGTGGGATCGACCATCACGCCCATCTGACCGAGGAACCGAAGACCGATCAGCACTTGACTCGACATATGGCTTCTGTCCCCGAGCGAGAACTTGATGTTCGGGAAGTGCTTGCCGTGGAAGTCGATGTCCATGAGTACGACGATGCGCTTCTTCTCACCCACGCCCGACTTGACCTTGATGCGGCTGATGATCTTCTTCGTCACCTTCTTGCCGTTCGCCAATGCGAAGGTGACGGTATGATCGCCGTTGTCCTTGATGTCCGTAGCGTGGATCATGTTGTAGCCGCTGTTCCCCGTGTCCACCTTTGCCTCGTACTTGACACCTTCGATCTTGATGGTCTCATGGACGGCGAGGTTCGAGAACAACTTCCAGTTCGCCTTGACGATGATGTGGTCGAGGAAGTCCTCTACGAGTTCCTCTCCCTTCACATTGTCCTTGCCCTTGCCCTCGTCGTAGTAGCGGTAGTAGATGTTTCCGCTGCCTGGGCTTGCGTTCATCTCAATGATGTACGGCTTGCCATCGTTGATGACATGGTCGATACCGACATAGTAGCACTTGCTCACACGAGCAGTCTGTTCGACCAACTTGATCTCCTCGTCGGAGAGTTGCATGGAGCCGCCCTTGGAGCCACGGGCGATGTTGGTGCGGAAGTCCTTGGGTGCCTTGTCACGCTTCGCACAGGCGAAGATCTTGCCGTTGAGAACGATGCTACGGACATCGTTCTTGAAGTTCGGGAGGAACTCCTGAATGATGATCTCGGCACCGTACTTCCATAGCGTCTGAAGCACCGACTTCAGGCTCTCCATGCTTTCGATCTTGGAGACACCGATGCCCTCTGCGCCCGTCAGGGTCTTGCAGATGACGGGGAACTTGCCGCCGATCTCCTTAACCGCCGACTCGATGTTCTCCTCGTTGGCGACATAGGCGGTCTTCGGATGGGGCAGACCGTGCTTCTTGAAGGCAATCGCCGTCTCAAGTTTGTTGGCACAGAGTTCCATGCCGCCACGCTCGTTCACCATGAACACGCCGTTGTTCTGAAGGATGGTCAGGATGGCTACCCCGACCTCGCTGTTCATCACGCCACCACGGACGACCGCAACCGTGTCGCTCGGCACGACGGAGATGTCCTTGCCCTCGCCATCGTAGTTCTTGATCGTGATCTTCTTCGACACGACATTCGACAACTCGATCTGCGCCGTCTTGGTCTTGACCACATAGAAGGGGATCTTCCGCTTCTTGCAGAGTTCGCCCATCTTCTCAATCGTGTCGGACAAGTCCTTCTCGGAGGAGGTGAGGGCGAGGATCGTGACCTCGTCCTTGCTGTCCTTCCGTGCCTCGGCGACATACTCCTCGTTCAGCCCCAAGCCCTTACGGACATCGTTGTAGAGCCGTTCCTTGAGCATCCCGTCATCGGTTGGGATTAGAGCGGCGAACTTGGCGAAGTCGCCGTTGAACGCCGCCGCACGGGCATCGAACGACCGAACGGACGCTAGTCCCGTTGCCTCGGTCGAGCGGGTATCCCCCGCCACCTTGACATCAATCGACTCGAATGCGTAAGATCGACCCTTCGCATCCCGCTGCGCCACCTTGCCCTTGTAGTCGGTGATGCGGAGGTAGTCCTTGTTCCTGTCATCCCCCGTCACGAGGACGAGGTGCTTATAGCCCATCTCGCAGAGGTGCAGGACGGCATCGAACGCATTTATCGCCTCGGTAGAGATGTTCGCATGTGGGAACAGTTTCCGTAGGTACTCGACCTTCGCCTCGACGGCGAGGGGGTTCTTCTTGCTGTCTTGCGTCTTGGACACGAAGACGAAGTGATCGGCATTGAGCCGCTTCGCCTCCTCGACCACGGTGTGGATGACCATGCCGTGTCCTGTGGTCGGGGGATTCATCCTCCCGACCGAGAACACCGCTGTATCATTCGGAACCTGCTCTTCCCCTTGGATGGCGAACCTCTTCATCACCCGTTTACCTTCCTGTTATGAGCGGAGAACCCCGACCTTCGGACAAACTTCACTACCCTGTCGTAATCGCTCACGACGATTCCCTCGGGTTCCGTTGGACGGAGCGCATCCCCGTCCACGAAGTGATGCCTGAACTCGGTGAGGGGTATCCTCGACAGGACGGATTCCTTGACCACAGCCATCTTCCTATGTAGGTCGAACCCCCTGTTGATGTGGGCGGCGTAGGTCTCGGTGAAATTGATGATGTTCGAGGCGGCGAGCCTCTTCTTCTCCTTGCCTTTGTCCGTCTTGAGTTTGTCGATCTCCTTCTCCGACTTCGCCTCGATGTACTTGGCGAAGCCCCTTGCCGAGAGTTGGGACATCCCCGCCATGACCGTGGAGTTGATGTACGGCATCAGGAAGGGCATCAGATCCCCGTTGGAGATGAGCGTTGGGAGGAAGGAACCGACCTTCTCCGCCATCAGGTGGCACTCATGGAGTGACTCCTCCTCGGCATCGGAATCGCTCTCGACGATGCTCCTGACGGAGATGTTCGGCATCCAAACAGAGGGATCGGGGGTCACCGACAGGGGGTCGAACCTGTACGATGCTACGGAGAGGTTCGCCATCGTCCTACCCTCGTAGACGGTGTGGAATGCGATGCCGATCTTCGCCCTTGCGATCCTTCGACCCGCCTCCGTGTCACGGTCAACCGAGTACCTGATTGCGTTCGGGGTGAACGAGATCTCCTCGGAGGCGACCGTCAGGGAGTCGGGGGTGAACAGCAGGTCTCCCTGAAGCACTCCCTTGATTCCAAGTTTCGGCAGGTGGACGAGGGATTGCGACAACTTGGATGCGAGTTCGGGATTGTCGGTTCCCCCGACGATCTCCTGAACGGTATGGAACACCCGCACATCCTTGTTGAACGCAGACTTCGTGCCGACGAAGAACCGTCCGTTGTCGGGATTGATCCCACAGACCACGGCGGGCTTTCCGTCCCACTTCACGGTCATTCCGATATTCTCGGAGCGGTCGAGAACCTCGCCGATCATCCGAAGGGAGGCGGCGAGACCCTCCCTGCCCTCGGAGAACATCAGATCCTCGACATGAGGAATCCTCTTGTTCTTGCGAACAACATCAACATTCACATCCCTGAAAGAAAGCATGAAACCTCCTAGGGATATTTATGGTCATGGAAGTAGACGGAGTGGGAGTCGAACCCACATGAGGGCGATTATAAGTCACCACCTTTTACCACTATCAGGCACCCGTCCATGAATCTCAAGTCCAACCGTCATCCTCAATCGGCGGCTTCGCCCGTGCGCCCGCCCGTGTGGGGGCGTGTGCGTGTGCGCCCCTGCGCCCCTGCGCACGAGGACGGTCATCGTCATCCTCGTCGTCGCCGTTGATGGCGGCGTTCACGAGTCCCGCAGTCGCATTGTCCACATCAAACAACTTCATCTTCGAGCGGTCGATGCCGATGACGAACTTTCGGTTGCTCGCCACATCGCTGTAGCGGTTTTTCAACTGCTTGACCATCACCTGACCGAGTTCGTCCAACTGCTCGGTGGCGATCAGGGCGAACATGAAGTCAGCGGTGGCGGGGAGTCCGAACGACTCCGAGGTGTCGGTGAGATCGACATCCGTGTTGCCGAAGCCCGAGCGGTTCGTCTGCGTGGCGGTGAAGATCGGCACCCCGAGTTCCACAGCCATGCCACGGAGTTCCTCGGCAATCGCCTTGATGTAGGTGTAGGAATTGACATTCGCCCCAGGCTTGTACCTGACCGAGGCGCAGATGTTGAGATAGTCGATGAACACGACATTGGGCTTGAAGTCCTTCTTGAGCCGCAGTTCGTCGAGCAGGTGCCTGAAGTGATTGGCGTTCGCCGATGCCGTGGGGTACTCCTTGATGATCAACTTCCCCGTGATCCCCGAGGTCACCTTGTGGAGGCGCTTGGCGTAGATGTCCATTGGCAGTTTCTTGAGTTCGTCGAGCGAGATGTCCATGAGGTTGGCATCGATGCGCTCGGCGATCCTCTCCTCAGCCATCTCGCAGGTGATGTACAGGACATTCCTGCTCTGCGTCAGGCAGTTGGTGGCATGGTGGCACATGAACAGGGACTTACCCACGCCCGTGCCCGCAAGGATCACATTCAGGGTCTTGTCGGGAACCCCGCCGTTCGTAATCTTGTTGAACCACTCAAGGTCGAACGGGGTCTTCTTGTCGATCCTGTGGTAGAACTCGTACCTCTGCTCGGCATCCTCAATGAAGTCGTGTCCGATATGCTCGTCGAACGAGATGCTCAGGGCTTCCTTGAGGATCTCGGGGATCGCTGCCTTGCTGCGACCCTGCGACTTCGTGTCGTCGAGAAGTTGCACCGACTCCATGAGGGCGTTGTAGACCGCCTTGTCCTTGCAGAACTTCTCGGTCTGGTCCACGAGCCATTGGAGGTCGGGGTGCTGCTCGGGTGCGCCCAAGACGGGCAGCAACCTACTGCACGAGTCGAACTCGCTCTGTGACATCCCCTCCTGCTGCCCGAGGATGATGGCGAGTGCTTCCTGAGTCGGGGCTGCGGCGTACTTCGTCGTGAACTCCGAGATCGTCCTGAACAGCCTCTTCTCGCAGGTGTCGTGGAAGTACTCGTCCTTCAGGAAAGGAAGCACCCGCCTCGTGTATTCGGGCAGGTGCAGGATGCTCCGCAGGATGACGAGTTCGATCTTGTCGGTGGGGGCGATCATCTTATTATGGGACTCACGGGGACAAATCTGATTTTATCTCGTAAACCAAAAACATCAAGTTGCTTTCGGCAGGGTAGTAGGTCGGTGTCTCGGCACTACTTTGCCCATTTTTGGATGCAGTCGAGGATGAAATCCGAGCATACCGCACCGAATCCATCTTGTGCGTATGTCTCGACGGATTCCTTGGACAGTAGGGGGATGACGCACCTGTCCGTCATCCTGTTGGAAAGATCATGCGACCACACGAATCCGTTGCTGACGAGGGTGTACCTGTCCCCCTCATGGCAGAAGTAGGTGGCGTTGGGGCAGTAGTCCATCAGCCACACGAGGGCATCGTATTCCTTGACATGGATCCAAAGGCGATCCATGCGCTTGTAGATCCATACGGCGGAGATCGGGTGGTCGGGTGTGTCGTGACCGAGGTGGGGAACCCCGTCCTTGATCCGAAGGTCGATCTCGCAGTCATAGCCCGAGGCGATGCACTCGTCGATGTAGTCGGGGGAGTTCTCCCTAGCGGGGTTCACTCCGTCGAGGTTGCCCCTGTGGGAGATGAATACGGGGGTGGTCACCATCGTGCCTTCCTGTGGTATTCACGCCAATACTTGTAGCATGATATCAGGTCGAAGGTGTCCTTCACCTGATCTCCCCTGATGATCGTCGCCCATGCCTCGAAGTTCTCCACCTCCTCGGGGGTTCCGAACACGGTAACGAAAGGAGTGTCGTAGTAGCCGACACGGAGACCGTCCTCTACCAAGAGGTTGTACACGAGGGTGACATAGTATTCGCCGTTGTAGGTGATGCCACGCTCCATCGCCCTGTCGAAGTACTTCTTGACATCCGAACCCCTTCGGAAGTAGTAGACCCCCGTCGATGCGTGTTCCTGCATCGGATTGTCCGTGTAGCAGGACTTCTCCTTGATCTCCTCAAGGATGCCGTCATGCCCCTTGACGAAAGCCATCTTGGTGGCGGCGAGGGTGTGCGGATGGAAGCCCGTGTGTGTGAGGACGCACCCGTCCATGCGCTTCTCGGTGACAGTCCTGTTGAAGTCCTTTCGGTCCCACAGGTGGGGATTGTCGCAGTACGAGACGATGACTTCCTCATCGTCCTTGATGTGATCGTAGACCGCCTTCACCGTGTAGACTGGACCCAACTTGTGCTTCGGCATGGAGACGACCTTGGCGTTCGGTCGGAGCGAGAGGAGGACGCTCTCCATGTCAGTGTTGGTGAGGTGGTCGTCGTTGCAGATGAACACGAACTCGTCGTGATCCTCGGCGAACATGTCGAGGATGTACTCTATGATCCTCTTGCCGTTCACCTTGATGAGTGGCTTGGGGTCGTGGTATCCCTTCTGAACGAAGCGATTTCCCGTGCCCGCCATCGGAATCACAATCTTCATGCCAAAGCCTTCCTATGTTTCTCGGAGTCCATTCCGTTGAGTTCCCTCACATCGACCTCGGTCAGGAACCTAGGCGAAAGACGGGCATCCTCCATCAGACGGAGTATGTATCGGTTTGTTTGGAACATCTCCGATGGAAGAACAGCAGCATCAGGAAACAAGGGTTGCGGCTCAGGATCGGCTCCTCTTTCCACGAAGGAGTCAGAGCGGTTTCCCAGCCAGTCCATGCACCTGTCGTTGATCCTGTTTATCGTGGAAACCGCTTCGCCACGACCATCGGATCCAACGATGACTCCGTGATTCTCAAGGAACACCGCACATGGGAGATCCCTTCGGATTTTCGTCTGCATGATGGCGTTGGTCAGCCGAAATCCAGGTGCGGTGTAGGGGATGTAGGCGATGTTGGTATCCGAGAAGAGTTCATGGACAATCCTCCTCGACTCGGTGCTGCAAAGCACGGCATTCAGATGGATTGGATGGGTATGCGCCACCACCCGATGGGGAATGACGGCATGGAATCCGCTTTCCATGGAGGGTCTGCCCGCTCCCGAGATCACGAGCGACTGTACGAAGGAGAGGTAGTCCCCCTCGGATGAGAAGGAAGGGAATCCCTCGCCCATGCGACACACGCAGTAATCGTTGCCTAGTGAAACATCCTCCATCCTGCATCCAGATCGGGTGATGATCATCTCTCCGTTGTCGGACTTGACCGAGACATTCCCTCCCCTACCCTGCACCAAGTGAGGTTCCATCGAAAGACTCCTGCATGTCCACAGGAAGTCGAAGGTACTGTCGTAGAAGTCCTTGAGCCTCGACATGAACTCGTCGCCAATGTCCCCCGACAGGGTGTAGTCGAGGGATACCTTCGACTCCCCTTCCCGTGAGAACCCGATCACCACATCAGCGTTGCTTCTCTGTGGGGAGATGTGGAGTTTCTCGTCCTCCCTGCGGCGACGAATGGTATCCATCACCTCCGACTCGGTGTAGCCACGCTTCTTGGTGTCACGCTTCACCTTCCACTCGGTCTTCAAGGATTCGTCTGTGTCCACGAAGATTCGCAGGTCAGCCATGCGAAAGGTCGGTTCATGCCACAAGGCATGCAGTCCTTCGTAGATTATCCATTCTTTGGGAGATACGAACACGGGATCGGCATCGAACTTTCCCGTGTCGTGGTTGTATCTGCTGCGGAGTATGTCCTGCCCACCCACGAGGGAGGCTATGTGGCTATGACCCAATTCGATCATGTTGGCGCTTGGGTCTAGATGAGTCACCTTCTTCCATACAGGGTCGTTTCGCTCCCATCGATGAAGATCGTCCCCGCTGACATGGGTGGTGTTTCCGTCTCCGAGCATTGATCGGATCAGGGTGGCAATGGTTGTCTTACCAACACCCGAACTACCCGAAATGCAGATCAGGCGATGGGTCATCAGATCATCCCTGCAAGAGTCAGCAACGAGATCAGGGACTTCTCTTGCTTCTCGAAGGGAAGAGGGCAATGGACTTCGACATAGTGCTTAGACAGCACCTTGTTTCTGTCGTAGATGTAGTTCTGACCATCCCATGCGGTTGGGCATATCGAACCGTTAGCACCCCCGTACTTTCCCTCCATCGACCTTGAGGATCTGTCGTAGTCTTTGACAAAGAATTTGGAGAAGGATCTTTTGCTGAAGTGGTTCCACAGTCGCTCGGAGGTATAGGTCTCCTCTGCGACCCAGTAGTTTCCACGGATCGACTGTTCATCCTTGAATGCACCGATCATCCCGTATCGGTTGGAATCGACCACCTTGCGGATGACCTGTTGGAACGAATCCTCCCCGAACAAGATCTCCTTGAACAGAGAACCCTTGGCACAATGGTAGTGACCAGGAAGGTCAAATCCTCCCGTAAGCCTAGAACCCCTATCGAAGAATGCCCTCGGAGGCATCTTCCACATCTGACCGCACATGGAGTAGTTGAGATGGCAGTATCCATCGTCGGGAATGCTTTCCATTCCCTGCATGAAATACTCCGTCTGCAACGGGATCAGGTCGATGTCCCCCGTCATCCATGTCGTGTTCGGCTCCGTGGTCGTGTGGAAGAACTTGGAGAACTGCAACTGAATAATGTCGGGGAGGGATGGATCGAATTGGCATTCGATCACCTGACCATGTTCCTCCGAAATCCCGCACTTCTCCTTGCTTCCATAAAGAAGGCACACGGGTTCGATTCCGAACTTTGTCTTCCATATCCGAGATTGGATGTTCCAGAAGGGGCTGAACAACTCGGAGGAGCAGAAGAGAATCTTGTCGATCTTCATGCGACTCCCTTGATGTAGATCGCCTCGCCAGATCCCGAGAAGGAGATCCAAGTCTCCTTTCGTGCGAGACCGTATCTAGCGAGTTGGTAGTCGAGGTAGTTCATGTTCGTGTTCTCCTCGTAAAGATCCTTCACGCTGACCTCGGAGTAGACCACATCCATGTGCTTCACGGTTTCAGCCGCACCCATCACGACCCTGCCCTCATAGCCCTGCGCATCCATGACCATGCAGCAGAAGTCCTCCATCTTCAGACCGAACTCGTTTCCCGCAAACCAGTCGTCGAGCCTCCTGACGGTGACTTGCTCGGTGCCGTCGAACTTGACCTCGGGGTGGGCGACGAGATGGTGCTTCGGCTTCAGCAGCGAGGAGGACTCGCCGTTGTTTGCGACATTCATCGCCACCGTTTCGTTGGTGTTGCCGAGTGCTGCGTTCACCTTGTAGACACCGTCCGACACGGGAATCTTGTCGAACGGGGCGTGGAGCGGCTCGAACAGGAGGATCCTGCCGAAACCGAGTTCCTTGTAGAAGTCGATCTCCTCACCGAGATGGGCACCGACATGGATGATGCCGCTCCTGTTGTTCTTTCCGTACTTGGTGAGGAATCCCTTGAAGTCCATGTGAAGCATGACGATCCTTTAGACAGAGTTGATGTTGTCCCTGTACCACTTCTCTGCGGGGTAGTAGTTCGGAGTCTCCGCACCCCTGCGCATCTGTGCGGGGCGACCGTACAGACCCGAGTGTGCGGGTCGGGTCGGGTCGGGTTCCTTCGGGAACTCGTAGATGTGGTCGAGTATGAGTTGCCTGTTGAAGGAGGAGTACTTGCCCCCTCCCTCGTTGTGCTTGGCCATGTTCTCGCTGTTCGTGGAGGATTGGTCGATGCAGTTCAGGATCCTCCCCGACCCGTAGCAGCGCATGGGTCTGCCCTTGGCGACCTCCCACCTCCACAGCCAGTCACCGTCCTCCTCACCGAAGCCGAGGAGCCGTTCGTCGAAGTAGCCGACATCGAACAGGTCACGGCGGTGGACGCAGAAGTGGGAGAAGGACCAGTTGATCCTGAAGGATTCATGCCCCGCCTCGGCGTTCTTGCGGAGCATCTCCTCGAAGTCCTCGAAGAACCCGTCCTGTATGACGAGGTCGTCGTTCAGGTTGAGGATGTAGTCCGTGTTCGTGAAGTTGAACGCCGTGTTCCACATGAAGGAGCAGCCACGGACTATCGGGGACATCACGAGGTAGGTTCGGGGGCACAGCGAGGAGAACCGCATGATCTCCCTGCGGTAGTCCTGATCGAAGTCCTTCTTGTGCTGCCCGTTGACGAACACGATCTTGTCGGTGTTCGGACGCATCCTGCTGATGGCGTTCATCAGGGGCTTGTAGTACTTCTCAAGCCGATACACGAATGTCGTGATGGAAATGCTATAAGTGGGGGTGTTCATGCAGTAGACCTCACAGTCGGCTCAAGCCAGCCAACTTGAACTTATGTAGTCGCAGACGACGGAGTGCTATCCATGTTCCGTAGTACCTTTCCATCAATCCACCCGCCATCCTGTGCTTGCGGAGGGGATCGAAGAGATTGAGGTCGGTGACCGATGTCGCCCAGACGCAGAACCGCATCATGTCCATGAACCTGTCCTTCCGCATGATGAAGGACGAGCAGAGGGCGATGGTGTCGTTGGAGATGAGGTCGGAATACGACCACTTCGTCCCGTGGAACTTGTTGTACTGTGCGATCATCGGGAAGTAGCACCGAGGATCGCCCTGTAGTTTCTGCGGGTCGGAGAAGTCCATGGCGATGTGGTTGCCGTGGATCTCGTACTTCATGTCGATGGGGGCGAAAGAGACCACCCCGTCCTCCATCTCGGCGAGGAGACCATCGATGAAATCGACCAGCGAACCGCCGTCTACCGATGTGATTGAGTTGTCGTACTGTAGGAAACCGATCCAAGTAGTGGTGATTCTCTCGGGTTCCTTGAGCATCGTTCGGTAGAGTGCGAACAGGAACTCCGATTCCGCCCAATGACTGCCCATAGGCTCGAATCCCGACAAGGATTCGCAGAAGACGACCCTATCGACGATCTTCGGATTGGACACCGAGAGGGGATGCGACCCCACCTTGGCGAAGGCAAACCTGTCCTCGACCCCCTCGTACTGATTCTCGTGGAGGGAGGAGTGGAAGACGATGTGGGGGGTGCAGATGCTCAAAGCGTCACGGGGCGGTTCGGGTTGTCGGGGATGAGCGGCGCAGATGTCGTGGCTGAAGACCACCTGTAGATGTGGAGCATCTTGTCGATCTTGTGCTGTGTCTTGGTCTGCGGGATCGCATCCTCCACGAACACGGCATCCTCTCCCGAGAAGGAATCCCCGAACGAGAACTGCCTTGCGAAGTCCGTCCTCCACGCACACCAATGCCATGGCGGTCGGCGACAGGGAATGAAGTTCCCCGATGCATCCCTCGGAGTGCGGGGAAGTTGGTCGAACGGATGCATGGGATGCCTGATGTCGGTCGAGATCAGGAACGAGGTTCCGTCGATGACCGCCTCTTGGTCGTAGCAGATGACATCCACCCCGTCATGCTCGGAGATCGCTTTCGTGACCTCGGCGACATAGTCGGATGTGACATCGTCGTCGTCATCGATGATCGCCGTGTAGCGTCCCTGTGCGATCTTGTGAAGCAACTGTCGCTTCCTCCCGATGGTCATCGCCTTGTTGTCGAGGATGGACACCACCTCGACATCCTTCCTGTCCCCTATCTGCACCATGAGGCGGGAGAAGAAGGGTTGGAGGTTCATCCGTATTCGGGACGGGATGGAGGGGATTCCGATGGTGAGCAGGGGTTGATTTTTCATGGGTAATTCTCGAATCACATCAGGAAAGTGGTTCCGTGGGGGAACTTGATTTGGGTCTTGACGGCAGGGGATACCCTCCAATTACGCCAATCCACCTTCTCTAGGTACATGTTGGCGAGATTCCTGTCTCCCAACAGATCGACATACTTTCCTTCACAGGAGGTAATCCAGGTTTCGTGATACCGATGCCCGTGGTGGTAGAGAGGAAACGGCAATTTCCTAATGTGCGAGGACTTGGTTACGAAGAAGTTGCCTTGATAGTGAAGTGGATTGGTGAGGAGGAGTGAACCGATGCAATCATGGTTTCCCATGATCTGTTGGTTCATCATGGTGTCTCCGAACAGAAAGTGACACATCATCCTGCGCCACTCATCGCAGTTTTCTCTCTCCATGCCCCTGCGAGTCACGCCTTTGAGGTGAAGGTAGTAGAAGGCGCACTCTTCCTGTGCATACCTAGCGTGGTTCCAAATCGCCTGTAGGGTGGCTACCTCATCGTAGTCACATCCGTAGTTTCTGAAGTGAATGGGATTGATCGTCTCGTCCGATCTTCCTTCACCAACGATCACGGAGTAAGTGGTTTCCTTCAGTCGATCAGGAATAAAAGAAATCACATCCGAGTACACCGACTGCCATGTCTCTAGCAGCGGGGTGTGAATGTAGACGAATTCCTTCACCTAGCCACCTGATCGTTGTGGGTCGCCTCGAATGTGTTGCGGCACCTGTAGGTGTAGATGCAGCCGTCGATCCATTGTTCGGTCTTGAGATGATGTCGGATGCCCATGCTGAACGAGCGGTCCTCGCCGCTGTTCCGTGGCGGGAACCCCACCTGCACGGCGATGCTGCGCCTCACGGCGTTGAGGTGGTTTGGTGGTCGGTAGTAGACCTTGTTGCCGTGGTCGTCGATCCACCTGTCGTAGCGGAGCGAGTGGATGAACGGGCGGCAGTAGCCATCCGAGAATACGATCTCGCCCGTGAGCGAGGTGCAGTCGGGGTTCTTCGCCAAGGCGTTCAGCACTTTGTCCACATAGTCGGGGAACACCATGTCGTCATCGTCCACGAAGGCGACATACTCGCCCTGCGATTGGTTGAGCAGCATGTTCCGCTTCTGCCCGATGCTCATCTGCCTGTTGTCGGACAGGTGCAGCACCTCGACATTCCGCTTGCCCACCTGCCTGTCGAGTTCCGCACGGAGTTCCGCAAGGCTCTCCTTGCGATCCTCAAGGGTGGGGATCAGGATCGACAACTTATGCGTTGGTCGCCACATGGACGATCTCCTCCTGCTTGAGTCCGAAGTTCGCAGCCACCCTCTCATCATAGATCGCCTTGTCGTGGGCGTACATCTCGGGAGACTCGTTGCGGCGGTGCAGGGAGTCGTTCGGATTGATCGCCCCGACCCATTGGTGCTGAATGATGACTTGGTCGATGTAGACCGCTCTGCCGAGCAGCCGTGCGACATCCGTGAACTCGTTGTCGCAGAACACCGACTTGTACCCAGGATAGTACAGGTAGTTGAACCTGTGGAAGTACTTGCGACCGAGGATCGAAAGCGTGATGAGCCTGTTCTGACCCGAGAAGCCATCATTGAACCACAGCACCCCGTCCGTGTCGGGGAAGTTCCTGCCCATCTGCTTGGCGATGATGTCGTCGTAGCCCCCGAGGACGGGGATCATGTCGTCCGATGCAAGAAGAATAACATCGGGCTTGCAAGCGATCACCTTGTCGAGGTCTGCGTTGACCGCCGAGATCTTTCCCGTTGACGCACCGCAAACGGGGATGATCTGTCCGTTCAACTGTTGGTTCATCCTGTTGAACAGCGACCACATGTTGTCGTTGTTCATCGTGGGATCGTCGTGGTCGAACGACACCACGAACTTGACCTCGTGCATCCCCGAGAGGAAGTTGATGTACTTGTTCAGCACCGACACGAACTTGTCGGGACGACCCCTCGTGGGGAACTTGATGACCATCCTCATTCCTTGTCATCCTCCTTCTTCTCGTCTTCCTCGATATCCACGAACTCAATCATGGAGTTGCCCGAGTAGTCCTTGGCGTAGTCCTTCGCACGGGAGTACAGTTTCGGCTCCGTCTCCTTGACATAGCGGATGAAGTTCAGGCAGAAGTCGCTGATAGCCTGTCGGTACAGCCTCCGCTCGTCCTTCGTCATGGTCTCCTCGTCGGGGAACATGGTGGGATCCTCGTCCCCGAAGTCACGACCATCGGCGACCTCCACCCCGCAGTCCTCCATGAACTCACGGAGGGAGCATCGGAGGATCATGCACGGGGTTCCCTCTCCGAGGTATCCACCGAGCATGTTGAATTCGATGTGTTCAGCCGCCTCGTCCTCCTCCAACCCATCCCTCATCAGGATCTCCATGACCTCGCCGAAGTCGTAGACCGCTATCGGGATGGACTGTCCGAACCTGCGGAGACCCCCCACGAAAGCCTCGTCGAAGCCCCGCATGAGAAAGGTCTTGTCCTCCTTCTTGTCCTCGCCATCACTCTGCATCAGCCACCTCCTTCTCGTCCTGACCGTACCTGAACTCCTTCACAGCCGCCTCGCCGAGAGCCTTGATCACATCGGGGGTGAACCACTTCTGCGGCTCCTTGTTGATGCGGGACTCGAAGTCCGACCTCCCATCGGGGAACTGCACCTTGGTGGACACCTTCTTGAGGACACCATGCTTGATCCCGAGTTCGATCAGACCGTAGTGGCGGTCGAGTCCGCTGTCGTAGTTGAGGAGGACATCGATGGTTCGGTTCTCCTTCGTGAGGCGGCTCTTCTGCGTCTTGCAATGGATGATGTTGCCCACGACCTCGTCACCGTTCTTGAACTTCTTCTTGGACAGGTAGATGATGGTGGTGGCGGCGTACTTCAGACCGCTGCCGCCGCCCATCTCCTTCGTAGGGACATACGCACCCACGACATCGTAGGTGTGGTTGGTGACGATCAGCGGGATGTTGAACTTGCCCAACTTCAGGGTGACCGTGCGGAAGATCGACTTGATGATCTGACTGCGGGTCATGTCACGGGTCTCCTTGCCCTCCGCCGTGTCGTTCATCTCCTTCGAGGTCGAGAGCATGCCGAGGCTGTCGAGGACGACCATCGTGGGCTTCTGATCCTCCTTCGCCAACTTGCTGTAGCCTTCGAGGATCTGAAGCAGTTGGAAGCGGAACTGCTCGACGGTGGAGATGGGGAACACGGCGATTCGCTTGGTGTCCAGCCGACGACCGACGATCATCTCGCTCGTGACCGCCTGTTCCGTGTCGAAGTAGAGGATCACTCCCTCGGGATTGTCGTTGAGGAACTGCGAGGCGATGCCGAGGGCGAAGTAGGTCTTGCCCGTGGCAGACTCCCCTGCGATGCCGAGGATCTTGTTGTCGGGGATCCCTCCCGTCAGGCTACCCGACACGAGGGCGTTGAAGGCGTAGGAACCCGTGTCGATGAAGCCAGATACATCGGCTTCAAGACCGTTGTTGGCGATGGCTGCGTACTCATTTCCGCTGCTCTTGACGAGAGATTTCAGGAAATTCATGGTGTAGATCTCACAAGTGATTTAGGTGGTCAGGCGAGAGAGTTTGGCTTGTCTGCCCCGTGGCAACGGTCTTTGAATGTCTCGTATGCGTATCCGCATCCGTTCAGGGTCTTCAGCACGGCGGAGAGTTCTTCCTGCGTGATGTGCCCCCGTGCGTGGGTGCCTGTGTGCGCCCGTGCGCCCGTGGAGCGGATGTCGTGGAAGATGATGCTAATCCCCCTCTGTGATTCGGCAGTTGTACGCAGTCCTTCAAGCACACCCGACAAATCTCCGTCACGAATCCTCTTTTCACGGGGGATCTCGCTTTTCGTGAAGCGTGTTGGGCTGAAGAACATGCGGTCTCCTGAGTAGTAGTGGCTCTCGTGTCCAGGTCGGACATAGCAGAAGAGCGGTGCGACCGCAGAGTACAGGGTTTCGTCGAAGTGAGAATAGGGGAATGCGTAGTGAGTGGGTTCAAACCCCATCCCCGCCATGTCCTCCATCGCAGGGAGAACCTCGTCGTCGATGTACCTGTCCACATCGAACCTCTTGGAGTAGGAGAGGGCATCTATGTGTCGCTTCCCGTGGCAACCGATGATGTGACCATCCTCACGGAGGTCGGCGAGCATCCCCAAGTCAGAATCAGTCAGCAGGTGGAAGGAGTCAACATAGAAGACCGCCTTCGCTCCGTGGTCGGAGAGCAAGCCCCTGACCGAGTGCCAACTTGAGACCGAGTGGTCGTCGAAGCACAGGTGGACATGGGGGAAAGGCAGTCCTTTTGCAAGTTTCATCTCATGTGGTATTTATGGAGGTTAACCGAAGAGGCTCTCAAGGGAGGACTTTTCGGTCACGCTCCATCCCACGAGTTTGAGTATCTTGTTCAGCGGTTCGAGGAACGACTTCTCGAACTGCATCTCCCTGTCGATGTAGGTGTCGAGTCCGAACTCCTCTGGGATGACGGTCACGAAGGCGATCACATGCTCACGCATGGGATTTGGGATCCTCATGTAGCAGAACTTGATCTTGTCCCCGTCCCTGATGAGCGGATACTTCTTCGTGAGGTTCTTCCTCCGCAGCCAATGGTTGTAGAGGAGGCTCCCCTTCACGGCGATGGGGGTTGACTTCTTGTAAATCGATGCGGCATCCGCATAGTCGTCCATGTTGTTGCACGACCTCGGGAAAGCCACCTGCTGCACGGGAAGCGAGAGGAAGCGGTCACAGCACCTGCCGACGAACTCCCTGAGCGAACCCTCGTCCGAGGTGAGGACGAGCCTGATGGCATCATGGAGGTCGGCACGGACGACCTGAGGGGTGGAGGAGCGGACGACCTCCATGCCCGTCACCTTGATGTCGGGTTCCTCCATGTAGACATTGTCCTCGCCCATGTGGACGGCGAGACAGTATCTCTTCTTCGCAGCCCATATCCCTCGGACGGCGATGTTCTCACGCTTCATCGACATCCTGTTGGTGTAGGCGTTCATCCCCTTGGCGAGTTCGTCGTACCACCTTGCGATCCTCGGCAGGATGATCTCATTGCAGGACTTGTCGATGAAGGCGACAGTCTCCTCGGTCGGCTTCTTCCCGATGACCGCAGCCACGAGCGGGTCGAGGTCGAGGTACACGGAGTCGGTGTCGGAGGCGATGACATAGTCCTTCCCCTCCGTGCCGCATGTCCTGTTGAGGAATGCGTTGATCTTCCGTTCGATCCACTTGATCGACAACTTACCCGACCATGTGATCGCCTCTGCGATGCGGAGGTCGTAGTAGCGGAAGTACTGGTTCCCCATGGCACCGAAGGCGGAGTTCAACTGCACCTTGCGGACGAGTTGGAAATTGTGGTACTTCGACACCTCCTTCTTCTTCGCACGGATCTCTTCGAGTGAGGCGTTGTCTGAGTTCTTCTTCAGCCAGCCCTTCGCCTCCACCGAAAGCGTCTTGTACTCCTTGCGCTGCTTGTACATCGTGTCCATGAGTTCAGGAAGGAACCCCTGAATGTCCCTGCGATACACGGTGCCGTTCCCCGCCACGGACAGGTCACGCTCCCGTGCGGAGGCGAGTGCGGGGGCGAACCTCTCGGGATCCGCAAGCAGGGTGTCCGCAGTCAGGTCGGGTATCCTCTCCTCGACGATGGTCTCGGGCGAGAGGTTGTACTGCATGATGAGGTGGGGATAGAGGGAGTCGAGGTCGAACGACACCACCCAGTCGTATGGATTCGGCTTCGGCTCCTTGACATACGCCCCTGCGAACTGCTCGTTCTTCTCGACCGAGGGCTTCGGTGGGATGGCGATCTTCCTCTCCCGCAGGTGGTGGTAGATGATGCTGTCCCACATCCGCACCTGCGAGAACACATCGTCGAGGTTCGTCCGTGCGCTGTAGGCGAGCGCCTGTGCGAGTTCGATCAGCCGCAACTTGTCCTCAAGTTGGAGGATGAGTCGGCTGTCCTTGATGTTGTACTCCATGAACCGCTGGAAATCCTTGCGGTACAGGTCGGCGAGCGTCCCGACATCGTCGTAGTTGATCTTGCCCTCGCCGAGTTCGATCATGGCGATGTGCTGCAACTTGTACGACTCACGCTTGACGAAGGTGAACTTGTTGTAGAGGTCGTAGTAGTCGAGGATGGATATCCCGTAGAAGTCGTAGGTCAGGTTCTCCCTGTCCATGAACACCTTCTTGCGGCTCCTGATCTCGCCCCACGGCGACAGCCTCTTGACCACCTTCGCACCGAGCAGGAGTTCGATCCTTCGGTACAGGTACGGCATGTCGTACAGTTGGACATTCCATCCCGTGATAATGTCGGGGTCGAGTTCCTCCCACAGGTCGAGGAACCTTCGGAGGAGACTCGTCTCATCCGAGAAGGAATGGCAGTTCACCCCATCAACCGAGAACTCGCCTAGCCCGAGTGCATGTACGACCTCTCCCTGCATGATGGTTATCGCATTGACACGCTCACGGGGATCCTCCACCGTGGGAAAGCCGCTCTCGCTCTCGACCTCTATGTCGATGGAGAGGATGCGGATCAGGGAAGGATTGTAGTCGATCTCCCCGCCGCTGCCATATGTGTCGCCGATGAACTGATACTCAGGGTCGATGTCCCCGTACACCCCGAAGCCGTTGACCCCATCGTACTGACTGACGAACTGCCTCGCCTCGTACATGGTGTCGAAGTCGATGGGATCGACCATCCTGCCGTCGATGGTTCGCCACGAGGTCGCCTTGGGCTTGCTCGTAGTGACGAACAGAGTCGGTCGGTAGGTGAGCGACTCGTGCAGACGCTTGCCGTCCTTGCCGTAGCCACGGTGGAGGATGCGATTGCCTCGAATGGCTACATTCGTATAGAACTTGCTCATAGTAAAAAGTCTTTCAGATTTGCAGGTCGAATGATAGTCGGATCATCATATTCATATAGGTTCACCACTCGCTTGCTCGTCTGCTTCCATGTGTTGGTATGCGATATCCCCATTCGATCCCCCACAGGGTTCCAACCCATTGCCGCCCAGAAGATATTCGATTCAAGATCGGCAGCACAGCCACACCCAAAGTCATTGCATCCTTTGCCCGCACCATACGCAATCACATGAGCCAATAGGTTCCTGCCTCGCTCGAACTTTCTTGCATCGGATTGAATGCATATCTGCGCTATCTTTCCTCGGCGTGACTCTCCTCTTGGATTACCGAAAGATGCAAGCACAAACCCAACAAGATCATCGTTGTTTGAGCATACCCACATTCTATCATTGCACACATTAGACCACCGCTTTCCTGTTTTGATACCCGTAATGGCAGCAGCATATGCTGGCTTCGGAATGAAACCAAGAGAGTGTGCTTCCTTTTTGGTGAGATCTAGGATGTATGGGATGTCTTCGAGAGTTGATGGGCGAACTATATCACCGTTGGTAGACCCAAGAACATACAACCCATCATTTGATTTGATGGTGGTGTTGGGAACCTTTATCAGGAGATGCTCATCGCTCATTCCATCACATCCGTGAGGCTCATCGGTGCCTCGTCGGAGATTCGTTCGGTTGCGATCTTGATGTACTCGGGGTTCAGTTCGGTTCCGATGAAATTCCTGCCGTGCTTGAGGGACACGACGCAGGTCGTTCCCGATCCCGTGAACGGATCAAGAACGGTCCCACCTTCAGGGCATCCTGCTAGGACACAGGGTTCGATCAAGTCCTTTGGGAAGGTGGCGAAGTGCGCTCCACGGAACGGCTTCGTGGTCACAGTCCACACGGAACGCTTGTTGCGAGTGGTTGTCTTTTCCCAAGCCTTGCCGAGTTCGTTGGTATGCGCCTTTTCATTACTGTTCAGTTTGGGACCACCAAAGCCACTCTTGCCCGAAGCCATAACGGCGGGTTCCTTGATGACATCGTGGTCGTAGTAGTACTTCTGCGACTTGGAGAGCAGGAAGATGTACTCATGCGCCTTGGTGCAGCGGTCGGTGACGGACTCGGGCATCGGGTTTGGCTTCGACCAAATGATGTCCTGCCTCAAGTACCAACCGTCAGCCTGTAGCGCAAAGGCTACACGCCACGGGATGCCCAAGAGATTCTTGTTCTTGAAGCCTTCGACCTTCCATGTGCCGAATACGGCTCCCGTCACGGAACCCTTGTTTCCCTGTTGGATGCTTCCATCCTGTCCCCCGCCCCTGCCTCCTGCGGAGTATGAGTCACCCAAGTTCAGCCACACGGTGCCATCGTCACGCAGGACACGGCGAACCTCACGGAACACCTCGACCATCTTGGCGACATACTGATCGGGAGTCTCCTCAAGACCGATCTGATCACCGTTCCCGTAGTCACGCAGACCAAAGTAGGGAGGAGAGGTGATGCAAGTCTGAACGGAGGCTTCAGGAAGGGTCTTCATCCCCTTGATGCAGTCGCCTTCAATGATCCTGTAGCGGGGGTCTTCAGTCATTCCATCACATCCATGAGGCTCATCGGTGCCTCGTCGGAGATTCGTTCGGTTGCGATCTTGATGTACTCGGGGTTCAGTTCGGTTCCAACGAATCGTCGGTTGTTGTTCAGAGCAACGACACAGGTGGTTCCGCTGCCCGTGAATGGATCAAAGACCGTCCCGCCTTCAGGGCATCCCGCAAGGACACACGGTTCGATGAGATCGGGCGGGAAGGTGGCAAAGTGTGCGCCACGGAACGGCTTCGTGGTCACAGTCCACACAGAACGCTTGTTCTTCTTGTTGTCAGCACCCCACACTCGCTCACCTTCGGAGAAACGATCCCCGTGGGGGTAATCGGCTTGGTAGCCCTCACCCGCCTTGTCCCGCTTGGCAGGAGCAGTCGTGGCCGCTTCCTTGATCACATCGTTGTCGTAGTAGTACCTCTGCGACTTGGCAAGCAGGAAGATGTATTCGTGTGCCTTGGTGCAGCGGTCGGTCACGCTTTCAGGCATGGGATTGGGCTTATGCCATATGATGTCCTGACGCAAGTACCACCCGTCTGCTTGGAGGGCGAAGGCAACACGCCACGGGATGCCTATGAGGTCTTTTGATTTAAGACCAAATGGTACTTTGTTGATGGTTTGCATTGCACCCGCCAAATAAGTTGCTTTTTGCCCCACACCCATTTTATCAATACTGTTCATACGAGATTCAACACCACCACCATTCCTAGCATAACTATCCCCCAAGTTGAGCCACACCGTGCCATCGTCACGGAGGACACGCTTGACCTCACGGAACACATTGATAATGTTCTCAACATACGCTTCGGGGGACTTCTCCGCCCCGATCTGATCGTCGTGACCGTAATCACGCAAGCCCCAATAAGGAGGCGAAGTGACGCAGGTGTGGACGCAGCCGTCAGGAAGCGTAGCCATTCCCTTGATGCAGTCGCCTTCGATGATAATGTAGCGGTGGTCTTTGGTCATTGCATGAGTCCAAACAGACCCATGCACCTCTCCGCACGATCCTTGGTGATGAGGACGGCGTTTGGATTGCTGTCCACGCCGACCACATTCCTGCCGAGGCGCAAAGCCGCCTCCACGGTCGTGCCCGAGCCGCACATGGGGTCTAGCACTAGATCGCCCTCATCCGTGTAGGCTTTTACCAACCTCTCCAACAGTCCCAAAGGTTTCTGTGTGGGGTAGCCGTTCCGCTCCTTCGCCGTGGTGGAGAGGATGCCGATCTGCCACCAATCGTTCATAATGCGACCATCGGGATGGAACCCCTCTCTGCCGCTGTAGTCCCTCGGGTACGGCTCACGGATCAGGTTGAAGCGGCAGAGGTCGGCATCCTTGGCATAGACGAACAGGTTGTCGTGCTTCCGTGAGAAATGACGCTTCGATGCCCCGCCCGAGGCGTAGCACCAAATGATCTCGTTGCGGAAGTTCCTCGGGAGGAAGATGTTCTCAAGGGACACTCTCACACGGTGGGAGGCATGCCAATCGACATGGACGCACAGGTTGCCGTGGGGCTTGAGGATGCGCCGTGCCTGTACGAAGGTCGAGATCAGCATCCCCATGTAGTGTTCGATGCTGTTCCACTTGTCGCTGAACTCCCCGAAGTCCCTGTCGCAGTAGTACGGCGGGTCGAGGTAGATGAAGTCGTACTTGTCGGAAGGCTCACCGACCATGAAGTCGATGGCATCGGAGTTGAAGACCTCGTAGTTCACTCGAACAGTTCCCCCAAGTTCGATGACGACTCGTTCCTGCGACATTCACGCCCCCTCTGCACGGCTGACGAGCAGACCGTTGCGGAACGAACCGAGTCGAACATCCGTAGTGACGGTGGCGGGAAGATGATTGTGCAAAGGTACAGCGTTGCGATCATGCTCGACGGGATCATGGCTCTCCTTCTTCTCCTGAAGAAACGATTGGAACAGGACGGCGTAGTTGATGATGTCGAGGATGGTGTCCTCGACCGACTCGTCCTTCACCTGAAGCGTACCCGCTTCGATGAACGAGGACAGTCGGCTCATCTTGTCGGTCATCCTCACGAGGAAGCCCTGCTCGGTGGAGCAGATGCCCATGCCCTCGCAGCGGGTGAAGTTGGCGAACGGGGACTCGCCCCCACGACCCGCATAGTCGTGGTTCTTCCTCCTCATCAGGTTGAGTGCGGTCGTGCAGAGCCTCTCGTGGTTCTTCAGTAGTTGTTCACGGTTCATGTTCAAGCCTTTCCTGTGGAGCCGAAGCCGCCCGTGCGGTCGCCCTTCGTGGGGATTTCCCCCATAGGCACGAATTCGGCGTGGATGTTCTCGACGATCTCCCCTTGGCAAATCCTGTCCGCATGGTTGATCCTGATCGCCGATCTCGCCGTGTTGGTCACGGGAACCATGAGTTGCTGTGTGTAGTCGGAGTCGATGACCCCCTCGCAGTTGGACAGCATGAGACCGCCCTTGATGGCGAGTCCCGAGCGCATGTGCAGCCGCACGGAGAATCCTTCGGGGATGTTGAGGATCAGTTGGGTCGGGAGCAGGGCACGGTCGCCCGACTCAAGGCGAAGCACCGCATCAGTCGATCCCGTCATGGGATCGAGGAAAGCCATCGCACGGGAAGGGATATTCGCCGCCGTCCATACATCGACTGTCCTGTGTCCCGATGGGAGACAGACACGGATGTCGAAGCATGCGCTGCCCGAGGTGGCGTAGGTGGGAACGAAGGCTTCGAGATGGAGGGCTTTGTAGCCGAGGGTCGCATGTCTCATTCTGTAGTGTTCTTCGACATCACTCGGGTGTTTTCTTGCGGACACCTATGCGATACTTCGGAATCAGTTCCCACTCGCCCTTCTCACCGAAGGAGAGGATCTTGAAGTGGCTGATCGAGCATGAGGGATCCTTCGTCCTCTCGGGATCGACCACCTTGACGAGACCCCATTGCTCAAGCAGGTTGGTGATGGTGTTCCTCCTGCCCTTGTCCGAGTCGGAGAAATCCGTCTCAAGACCGTCTAGTAGGAAAAGTTCCTTGAAGTGGACGATGTAGTACTTCCCCCGCTTGTGCAGGATGTGGCAGGACTGCCACAACTTCTTCTCGGTCTTGGAGGAGATCCCGATTCTCGTCAGGGTCTCCTTTACCTTCAAGAAGTTCTCAGGGGAGGGAAGGTTCACCTCCACGAGGCTGTCTACGATGTCTTCCACGGTGCATAACTCTCTGATAATGAAACAGGAGTTATTTAGCGTCCTTGGAACCACCCTTGGCGGTCACCATCGACCGCTTCATCTCCTCATCCATCATCCCGATGTACTCCAAAGCCCTTCGGTGACTGACCTTGTAGCGGAACATCACCGCATCGGTAAGTTCGTTGTCCCCTTCCTCGGGCTTAATCCACTTGTCGTACCTCTTCCTCCTCCTGACCGTGGCATAGAGATAGTCGTACTGCATCCTCCTATCAGTGAAGGGAAGACAGTTCATCTCGTTCGCATACAACACCGTGTCGGGACTGAACGAAAGACCACGGTTGACTACGAAGGGGGTGTAATCCCTTTCGCAGTCGGGACTTGCCTCCATCAGGTTCCCCGTCTTCTCGTTGATGCTCTTGATGAAGTCGAAGGGGGAGAGTCTCGCCGTCATAGAAGGTTCACTCCGTCGAGATTGATGTCGTCCGAGCGCATGCTCACGATGAGCCGCATCGGGATGTAGATCCACTTCCTCTTCTTGATGTCGTATGCCGAGTGCAGGAGGAATTGGTCGTAGGCGTTCGATCCGTGGTAGCGGTCGATCAGCGGAGCCTCGACATAATCCTTGCTCACCACGCAGATCCTATGGGCGATCTTGGTCTTCGCCTTCTTGCCGCCAATATCCTCGTATTCGATGTCGATGTGGTTGGGATAGACCTTTTCCAAAGCCGCATCCAGCCACTCGGCGAGCATCACATCCGTCATGCCCGTCACCTCGAAGTATGTCCCGAGTCCACCGTTGCCCGAGTCCTCGCTGTGCATGTTGGCGACCTTCATGGAGAAGTAGGAACGCCTCTCACGGAGGAACTCCTGTCGGGCGTTGCTGCATTCCCTGATGAAGTCGATGTAACCGTACTTCTTGTTGAGTCTTTGGTTGATCTTGGAGACCTTCTCCAACTCGTCGTCCGAGATGATCCCACTCAACATCATTATCTTCTCAAGGGGATTGACGACTTCCCCCACCGATGTGACCCTGATGTTCTCATCGATGTTCTTCCAGAAGTTGGGATTCACCTCGTTGGTGAGCGATTCTCTGAACTCATCGATGTAGGACTGTATGGAATACCTCTTCCCTATCTCATGGATGGAGATCGAAAGATCGTTGAGGCTCTTCACAAGCATCGGATGTCCCCCCTTCAACGACCGTATTTAGGTCTTGAAGGTGCATTCCGAGGCAAGCATCACGCAACAGGCGGCAAGGTTGAGTTCCCGATCCGCTGCGAACGCCGCCTTGTGCTGGTAGTCGGCGAGTGTCAGGACAACCTGTGGGACGGAGGAGGGTTGGAGCGACTCAATCAGAGTCTCGTACATCCTGCGGAACACATGGGCGGTGTCCTTGTCGGCGTTGTCCACCACCCACCTGCGGATGTCCGAGAAGGACTTGGACTTCAGAGCCTTGATGAGGGCATCCATGGAGATGTCGGCTGACACGAGGATGCCCGCATCAATCGCCCCCGAGGACGAGTACCGCTGCACCTCGTTGAGGACACGGCGGAAGTCGGGGAAGTGCTTGATGATGACCTCGACGAGGACACGCTCCTCGTAGGCGACCTTCTCGGTGTCGAGGATGCCCCTGAGCCTCGTGAGGAACTGCTTCGCCATCCTCGCCTTCTCTTTCGGGGGAATCCTGAAGTCGATGGCGGTGCAGCGGGAGTGCAGCGGGTCGATGATCCTGTTCTTGAAGTTGCAGGTCAGTATGAAGCGGCAGTTGCGACTGAACTCCTCCATGAACCCACGGAGGGCGGGCTGCGTCGATTGGGGGTTCAGGTAGTCCGCCTCGTCGAGGATGACCACCTTCAGACCGCCGTTCATTGAGACGGTCGAGGCGAACTGCCTGATGCGGGTGCGTAGGGTGTCGATGCCGCCGTCCTCGGATGCGTTGATGAACAGGACATCACGCCCGAGTTCGTCGCACACCGCTCGGGCGACCGTGGTCTTCCCGCACCCTGCGCCCCCGCAGAGGATCATGTTCGGAATCTCGCCCGACCTGACGATGTCGGTGAAGGTGTCGGTCAGCGACTCGGGGAGTACGCAGTCGGACACCTTCTGTGGGCGGTACTTCTCAACGAGGAGGTCGTTCATTGCATCACATCCATGAGGCTCATCGGTGCCTCGTCGGAGATTCGTTCGGTTGCGATCTTGATGTAGTCGGGGTTCAGTTCAGTCCCGATGAAGTTCCTGCCGTGATTGAGGGACACAACACAAGTCGTTCCCGATCCCGTGAAGGGGTCTAGGACGGTTCCGCCTTCAGGGCATCCTGCTAGGACGCAGGGTTCGATCAAGTCCTTTGGGAAGGTGGCAAAGTGTGCGCCACGGAATGGCTTCGTGGTCACAGTCCATACAGTTCGCTTGTTTCTCTTTCCATCCGAAGCCCATACACGATCAGGATCAAGAGCAGGATCTCTTGCTCCCTTTTCCTTTGGTTGCGTGACCTTCTTATTTCCTGGCGAATGCGGCACACCAACAGCATCTTCTTTGATGGCATCGTGGTTGTAGTAGTATTGAGCCTTCTTTGAAAGCATAAAGATATACTCGTGAGCCTTGGTGCAGCGGTCGGTCACAGCCTCGGGCATCGGATTCGGCTTGTGCCATATGATGTCCTGCCGCAAATACCAACCGTCAGCCTGTAGCGCAAAGGCTACACGCCAAGGGATGCCGACGAGGTCTTTGGGCTTGACTCCTTCGGGGGCTGCACCCAAGCCACCTCGCTTATTGACTTTCGGTATGTTGTCCCTACCATCGGAAAGATCACTAGCGGGACGGTTTCCCCACATCGACTCGACAGGGTCTTTGCGGGAAAGGGTGTTGCTCCAATAGGAATCCCCAAGGTTCAGCCACACCGTTCCATCGTCACGCAGGACTCGACGCACCTCACGGAACACCTTGACCATATTGCCGACGAACTCGTCGGGTGTCTTCTCGGCACCCAACTGATCGTCGTGACCGTAATCACGCAGTCCCCAATAAGGAGGCGAAGTGACGCAGGTGTGGACGCAGCCGTCAGCCAAGGTCTTCATGCCTTCGATACAGTCCCCTTCGATGATCCTGTAGCGGTGGTCTTCCATGCTCAAGCCTTTCCGTTGCCTTCGGCTTCCATGGCGACCCAATACAACACGGCACCGCTGAACTTGGCGACACGCTTCTCGGCGATGTCCACCATGTAGTCGCTCGGGATCATCTTGAGGTTCTCGACCTTGAACCATGCACGGAACGACTCGGGATGCTCGTTGCAGTCCACCATGAGCGTCCAACTGTGGGCGGTCGGGTCTTTCTTGTCGCAGATACGGATGCAGATACCCTCGCCGCAAGCCTCCACGCACATGTCGGGAGCCTGAAGCACGGACGCTGCCTTGAGGATGGCGGCGAAGTCGTCCTTGCGGAGGCTGAACGACACCACCGTCTTCGGCATGTTGATCTTCTTGTCAGCCTTGATGAGGAGTTGCGGGTCGCTGAAGAAGTACTTCACCGATGCCTTGCTCTTGTCGCTGATCACGACATGGTTCTCGTCGAACTCGAACTCGGGTTCTTTGAAGATGCTGATCACGGACAGGAACTTGCTCATGTCCCAAATGCCGAACTCCCTGTCGAAGTTTTCGGTGATCTCCGCCTCGGCGAGGACGGTCATCGACGGGGACACCGTGAAGAGCGTGTTTCCCGCCTTGACATGAAGATTGCTGTTGATAGAAGCGAAGTTCTTGAGGATGGCGAGGGTTTCGGGGCTGATCTTGGTCTTCGTTGCGGTGGTCATGGTTTTGTCCTTTTGGTCTTGACTATAGATCGACCCGAAGGCACCCTCTTTGAGGGCTTCGGTGCAACCTTCTCCAAAATAGTGTTCATCTCGGACTCCCACGGATAGTGCCTGAGGCAGTCCCTCGCCCGCTTGCGCACGGGTGCGGGTACACGGGGGGTCTTTGCGGGGGACATGAGGTCTAGGAGGAAGTTCCTAGTATTGATGAGGCTATAGACCTGCTCGTGAGGTAGGGTCATGTTTCCTCCAAAAGGAAAGGGAGGGAGGAACTTGCGCTCCTCCCTCCCCCGTGGTGAGAAAGAACTAGGTCAACGCTTGGTCTTCATTGAGTCGATCTGATCCCTCAGTCGTTCGATCTCACGATACCACTCATCACGCTGTGTGGTGAAGTCGGACTCCATCTCCGACTTCATCTCGTCGATGTGGCGGTAGATGCGTTCCTCACAGTCGATCCTGTACTTGTAGTCATCATCGAACTTCCTGTTGATCGTGTCAAGTTCGTTCTGACGGTCGGCTGCGGCATCGTGATCCGCAGACATCCTGACGATGTTGGTGATCACGAAGGCACAGGCGAGGAAGACAAGTCCGATGGATGAGGCGACGATGCCGTTTGCCGTCTTGTCGTTCAGGATCATCCACACGCCGCCCGAAGCCCCGAGGATGCCGATGATGGACAGGGTGGCGGCGACGAACGAGGCGGTGCGCCTCCACGGGTGGCTTTCGCTGACGAGGATGTAGGACATAGGATACCTTTCAGATGACGGTGAGGGAGCAGTAGGCGGTTGACGGCTTCTCCCTGTAGTAGCCGAAGATGAGGAGATGTCGGCGGCTCAACTTGCCGCCTTTGACGATGATCCCGTACTTGACGATCCTCCTACCGAGGGTGATCTGCCATCCGTTTGACACGGCGAACGAGATTATCTTTCCCTTCATCCCTGAAGTGATATCGCCCCTGAACAGGTATCCTTTTATCGAGCCACCCCAAACATTCGACTCTTTCATCAAGTCGATGATTTGAAACAGTTCCACAAATCCCTTACTATCGGACTTTCCAGCAGAACCCAACTTGGAGGACAACAGAGCCTTCATTTCTCCCGTGGGAGCGCATCTCTTGGTGCGGCAACGGAAAGCCCTAGCCTTGTTGGTCAGGCTCTTCTTCGCCACTTCAGATCCTTGACCTCTTCGCCTTGGTAAGAGCAGCCTTGGCTGCGGGGGTCTGTAGGAGGATCTCCGCCTCGGCGAGCGCCTGTATCAGGTGAGTGGTCTGATCAGGAGAACCCCCGACTTCGATCAGCCGCATCGACCGAGCCAAGTCGATCATGGGCATCCTCCCCGACTCCACCTTCGCTGCCATTTCTTTGAGCCTCCTGCCGATCTCCGCATACCCGACCCTCATCGACAGGGTTCCCCAACCCTTGATAACCACCTGAGGGTCGTTCGGGTCTGATATGTCGATGTAGTTGAGCGCCTTCGATCCCGCTACTGCGGGGATCGTGGTGATCCTGCTGACTGTCTTGTTTTCAAACACCATCTTCCTTGCGCTGCTTTCGAGGGTCATGTCCGTATTTATGGGATGTCGGCTTCCTCTTCCTCAACCCTGCGGTACTGAAGGGGGACGCAGCATTCGCCGCAGAGGGTCTTGAGCCATCCTCCCTTGCCCACGGCACTCCTTGACAGGAAGCCCACCTCTCCGCACACCTCGCACACGCCCGAGGACATCTTCTCGACCATCCTGATAACCCCCTCGGTTCGATGGTTGCCGTTCTCGGAATAGATGCGGAGGGATGCGAACTTCTCCTTCATCTGCACGATGCGGAACGGGGTGTCTTCGTTCAACAGGGAGGGATCCCTGTCGATCTCTGCATTCAGGGCGGCGGCAAGCATCTCTATCAGGTTGTCCCACCCGTAGCCAAATTCCCAACAAACAGTTCCGATAGATCGGTCGGGATTGACGGTGCGGGTGCCGCCGCCGCCGCCGAAGACTGTGGGGAACTTCGCTTCGATGGCTTCCCTGCGTTTTTCCTTGCCTCGGGCGATGTCCTCGTGGAGACGCTCGACCTGTGCGTGGACTCGACCTTCTGCATCTCCGTCAGCCAACCGTCCTTCTTCTTGAACGGAATCGGGGCGTACACCGTCCCCGACCCGATCCTCTTCGATATCTCGTTGAGCCACTTGGCATCCGCCTGTGCCGCCTTCTCGTTGGCATACACCGCCGCAACACCGTGCCGAACCACAAGAAGACCCCTGTCCTCCTTGCCGTTGGTTAGTCTGATCGCATACATCGGCGGTCTCCTTCGTCTTCTTGATGGTGCGCCCGATCTTCGCCCGTGCGCTCTTGGTCAGTCTCACCGTGACCAACACGGTGGCGTTTCCGTCTTCTCCGTTGACGGGAGTCACGGAAGTGATCTCTCCCATGTCATAGAACCAACCTCCGATGAAGTAGAACGGTCCCCCCTCGAAGTCGAACATTCCCTCCCCACTACGAACGAAGTCGGATTTCCCCGACACCTTGAAGATGCCACGCCTCCTGTCTAGGAGGATGACACTGCGGGGACTGTGGTATCGACTCTTTACGGTGAAGGAATAATTGGGCTGCATCTAATGAGCGTCACGGCGGTATTTAGTCCACGAGGAACCGCTTCATGTCCTCAAGGTCCTTGCGGGCATCGGAGATCACCTTCTGACAGGCATCGGCATAGCCTTGGGAGTACTCCTCCCAATAGACCTTGCTGTCGCTTGTGGCGGAACCCCATGCCGATGGCTGTCGGCTCGGCTTGCCCTCGGTGCGGTCGTTCCACCCGTCCTTGTAGCCCTGTCCCTTGGTGTAGTTTCCGTTGTTCATGTGGTCACCTTCTTTTCCATGAATCCCAACTTCTTGAGCGTGGCAATCGTGGTGGCGGCATTCTTATGATGGATGGGGATCCCTCCCGCCGCCTTCCACTCGTCGATGTTCTGCTTCAAATCGTCGATGAGGATGTTCGGAGTCCCGTCCTCCTGCACGGCGTAGTCCTTCTTCCTGCTGCGATGGGGGATATGGATCTTCTCGGGCATGGGTCGCATCTCCCGCTTGATCCATATCATCTTGTCTTCCTTGCTCGTCGGTTGCCACGAGTTCGTATGGGCGGAAAGGATGTGCGCCCCGAACCCCGAGATGTACCTCCACAGTTGCTTGCCGTCATCCATCCACGGGAGTTTGGCGAAGATCCTCGGATGCTCCTTGTCGAACTTTGCCTTGTTCGCCTCCAAGTAGTCCTCGAAGTCCGCCGCATCGCAGCGAGGCTTCCCGTCAGCGGTGCATATTCCACCCACGATGTCAACGAGGACACCGTCCATGTCGCAGTAGATCTGACCCCTGCGGCTCTCCGATAACAGATGTTCGTTGAATCCGTTCATGGAGTTATTTAGAGACTGCCCACCTTGTGGGGCTTAATCCAGACCATCTTGCGCTGCATCCGACCCGTGCCGTGAGCCTGTCGGCGGAAGTGACCCCGCCGCCAATGAAGCCTGACACCCCTACCGCCCTCCCCATCGGAATCATCCGAAACGGATGTCCTCTCCGACAGGTCAAGCATCCTCGGGGACCACAGTTCCTTCTGTTGCTTCCTCCTGCCCTTGCCTTCATGGAAGGGACGGAGGAGGGAGCCGCCGACAACGACCGTCTCGTTCGGTGCGTTCATGGCGCAAAGGATTTTCCATACGAGACGGACGGTGGAGTTGATCTGCCTTTTGTCCTCGTCGAGCCTCGACCTGTCGATTGAGAGTTCGTATTCCTCACGGTAGAACTCCGTGGGATTCTCCATAATGAACTTGTCTCCATGCTCACGAATCTGATCGCCGTAGGTGCCACCGCACGGGTAGTGGGCATAGGAAGTCGTGCCATCATCGTAGACGCTCGTGACGATGTACGACTTGCCGTACTTCACATGGTTAGCACGGGTCACGGTCAGCATGGTGACGAAGGAGGTCTTGTTGAATACCCCACACGCCTCGGCGTACCTGATGTCCCTCGGCAGGACGAAGAGCATCGCCTCGTGAGGCCAATTCAGTTCCTCCATCGGGATGGTGTCCTCGACATCGGTTCGGTCGAGGGCTTCGATCAGTTCCTTCGTGACGAAGTAGGTGGGTGCTTCATGGTCGAGCAGCGTCTTGTGGGTGACGCTGAACATATGCACCTCACGCTGCACCTCCTCGGTGGTGAACACCGAGAACCTCGGATCGTCCTTCTTGTCTCCGAACATCTTCTGAGACAAAGCCTTCATCGTGCTGATCGCCCACCAATGCTTCGGGCTGTTGTAGTTTCCTGGGGGTGAGATTCGGCGAGGGACCACCTCGTCCTCCCAACCATCGCCGAGCAGTTCGCTCAACTTGGCTGCGGAATCCCCGATGGAGTTGAAGGAGTAGATGCCGTTCTTGAGGTGGTTGAACTCGTCCATTGTTCCTCCGATGCGAACGCCCCCGACAGGACTCGAACCTGTGACCTGATCTTTAGGAAAGACCTGCGCTATCCATCTACGCTACAAGGGCTGAAATTTAGTTGTCGGGCTTCCATGAGATGACCGATGGGATGGTGAAGGATCGCCAATCGTCCTTCTCGACATCCCACACGGCGACCATCGACTCGGGTCTCTTCTTCTTTGGTGGGGGAACGGAACCCTCGGGAACCTCGGGTCTCGGAGGAAGGTGGTTCTCGGACAGGGTGCAGCGCATGGTGCGCTCCGTTCCATCACCCTTCACGAACACGACCGTGACGATGCCCTTCTTCAGAGCATCGACCATCTCGGTTCGGAGAGTCATTTGCTGTTCAGTCAGAATAGGCATCGTAAAGAAACGATACCTTACGATTCACACGGTGTCAAGCGGATTCTGCGGAGGATCGTCGTTATCGTCCCTGTCCGTGTCCTGCCATTCCCCCTTCAAGTCGGCACCGAAGTTCTTGTACCACTCCTTGCCCCCCGTCTTGGGATTCTTCTTCTTGTAGTCCACCCACCCGATGTATCCCTTCGGATCGTCCTGATCTGTGTCTTTCGGCATGGAGAACATGTCGGAGATCATCTTGTCGAGGATTTCCTTTGCGAGGTCGTTGTCGATGATGAAGTAGTGGGCGGGGATGTCGCTGTCGATTTTGGCGATCTTTCCTATCTCCTTCTGCGAAGGCTTGTCCTTCCGACCGACTTCACGCTCACGCCGCTCATGCTCCGCCTTCATCACTTCGGTGATCTGCCATCGGATGACGGCGATCCTGTCGAGACGGACTATCCCCGACTCCTTGCCACTCCTCTCCATCTCGGCGAGAGAAGACTCCAACCCGAGGAGGCAGTCCATCAGGTGCTGATTCTCACGCAGGAGAGCGATGTTTTGCAGGAGCAGGGAACTCGTGAGGGACTTGTCCATGTGTTCTCTTATCGACCTGTGGGAGAGGTGGGAGGGGTGAACTTTAGCAGATTTTGCCCATGCGGTGATCAATTCCGCAAGATGTACTGATCCAGTTTCAGTCCTAGAATATTTGCGACTGCCTGTGAGAGGGTGGGGATGTACTGATCTAGTGAGAGACCGAGTGCCTCCGCCGTGTCCTTGTGGATCGGAACCAATGGGGGGAACTTATTACGGTACTCACGCTTGATCGTCTCGACGGGGAGTCCCTTCTCAAGGCTCGCCGAGATGAACTTCTCCGCACGGGCGAAGTCCGACATGATCTTCTTGATGACCTCGCTCTGCGCCTTGTCGGGGGTGGTGTTAGGCGGAGGTGTCATGGTTTCGATGTACGACCGTATTGCCATGAGGGCTTCACGGTTTATCGACCCTTCCCCCGCTTTCTTCACTCGGAAGTACTTGAAGTCTCTGAACACGGGATACTTGAGGGGTTGGTTGATCGTGAACTCCCTGCCATCCATCATTCGGTACGAACCCACCTCGTACTGCACCTGACCCTCGCCGCCACCGAGGATGACTGCGATGTCGCCGTTGATGCCGAACTTACTGTACTGCTTGAAGATGATGTCCTGCATCGTCCCGCTTGCGCCCTTATGGGACGAGAAGAGGATGTCGCTGTCAACGACACGACCACGGGTGAGGTTTTGCCTCATGGCGATCTTGTAGTTCGTCAGGATCCACACGACATGGATGTTCTGCGGCTTGTATCCCGCCAAGTTGAGCAGTTGACCGATCCCCGCATCACCGCCGACATTGCCCACGACCTGACCCATGTCCCTCAGGGTCAGGTCGAACATGACATTCGGCAGTTCCGACCTGTTCGGATCGGCGAAGAACATGATCTGCTGCTTCTGATCGACATTGAAACCCTTGAGGAGATCCTTCATCGTGGACACTCCCTCGGGATCCTTGAAGTCGATGTCCTTCCACAACTTCGGATCGGTGATGTTCGTAGGATTCGGTCCCGCCGACAAACCGAGTTTCTGCATAGCGAGGTGCATCCGCCTTGCGTCGGACGGCTTCCTGCTGTTCAGGTCCTGTATCGCACGGATGATGTCCTTTACCGAAGAGGACTCCACCTTGGCATCGGGATTCTTCTTGAGCCTCTCCCTGATGGAGATGAGGGTGTCCTTCAAGGCATCGACACTGAACACCTTGAACTTCTCACCCTGCATGAAGTTGGCGATGGCGAACGACTTGCCCGATGCCATTCCTCCAGCGACGATGACCGCCTGACCGTAGTTCGATCCCTTCCCGAGGACGAGGAGTTTCTCCTCAAGGTAGCGTTCGATCTCCTCGGCGAGCATGGACTGCTCGACAATGTCCTGTTCCTGCCTGAAGTCGAAGTAGTTCTTCATTCTCATATCCGTGTGCTTATGGTGTTCTTCTGTGGTGAGTGCGGTGCCATGACGGTGTTGTTGGCTAGAGCCTTTGTCTTCGGCTTGCCTTGCCTCTTCTTCATGTCATATCTAACGATGAAATCGTCCATTCCCTTCTTGAAGGCGAACCAATCCTTGCCACGGTTGATGATTCGATCTTCCATGTCAGACGGGGAGTTTGGGTTCGGATGCCATGAAGTTCTGCTTCTTCATCGCCGTGGTGACGACGAGAGACATCTCCCTGCTGCTCGGGTTCCAATCAAGAACGAAGGGGATGTTGAGATGCTGCTTGCTGATGTCGAGGATGATCGCCCTCCAATTCGTCGGGTGATCCCTGATCTTCTGTCCGTACTTGACGAATGTCTTGCGGAAGGCATCCTGCAACTCGGGGATGCTCACCATGCCGCCGTATCCACGGCTTCCGTTGATGCGCTCCCACATGTGCTTGGTGAAGGTGATGTCGAGACCCACCTGTGCGAACATGGCATCCAGCATCGACTCCAACTTCTTGAGGTCGTTCCACTCCACGGATTGATGCTCGCCCGTGGGCGCAGGTGCGCCCGTGCGTACCCCCGTGCCCGTGCGTGGATGCCTGTAGGAGAACGCCTCCCTGACTTGCCCCTTCAGCACGGAGACTATGTCGAGGGGAACCTTGATCCTCTTCCTTCCCATCCTCCTCGGGTCGGAGATCATGTTCTCCTCAAGATTCTCGTCTATCTCCCAAGGTCCGTAGTGTTTCGTGGAGAGCATCCTCTTACGCATCTGATCGAAGGTGTAGCGGAAGTACGCTCCCTTCTCGTTCGGCTTGATGTTGCCTATTGCGTAGTAGATGACCTTGTCCATGCTGATCCTTTTCCCGTTCGAGTGGTCGTACACGGTCTCCCCGTCCTCGACCCATGCGTGGGAGAACCTTCGTTCCTTTGCGGCACCCTGACCATGGACGAGGGCATGGACCATCACGATCTTCCCCGACTTGGCATCGGCTTTCTTCATCGGAGTTCCGCCGCTCTGTCCCAACTGCGCTAGGAGCATGAGCAGGTTGGCGGCGGCGACCATACAGTCCCCGTCACCCTTGTTCTTCGCCTCGACAATGAACTGATCGAAAGTCTTCATAAAGGATATTTAGGCAAAAGGACAGGGAGGGAACCCAAGGCTCCCTCCCTGTGTGCTGCCAAGGTGAAGGTCACTTGGTCATGGTGCAGAATGTGGTGTGAAGGGCGTTCCACGCCGTGGTGAGTCCGTTCAGGGCGAACGGAAGCACGGCGAGGAACAGAACCGCATGGACGGGGTTCTTCCAACAGAAACCGCAGCCCATAATGGGGCAGTTGCTCTTGCTGTTCATCTCTCTTCCCTCCTTTCTGTCGTGTACGGGAAAGTACATATCAGAACTTGATGCTGAGTCCGATACTGACCACGATGTCAACCTCGGTGGTCGAGACATCCTGCGAGAGCGGGAACTGAACCCCACCGTCGAGAGTGATCGAATCGTTGATCTTCAGGGCGGCAGCGGGTCCGACGAAGATTTGGTTTTCCTCGGACTGAATGTAGTAGAGTTGGGTCAGGTCGGCTCCCACCGTCAGGTTGCCCCACGAGTGCGACAGAAGCGTACCGAGGGCGAGGATGTCCGAATCGGTGCTAGTGCCGAGCCACGGGGTGTACGCCTCGCTGCCGACGAAGCGGTACTCGGCGGTCTGCATGAAGTCGAAGTCACCCAACTTTGCCGAGAACTTGCCCGTGAAGAACGGATTGATGTTGGTCGAGTCGAACTCCTCGTCACCCACGGGGAGGTACACGCCGCCACCGAGTCCGAGGTTCCAACCATCGCCCTTGAAGGCGTTGAAGTCGCCGCCGACCTTGAGGTCGCCGACATTCGTGTCGCCGTCACCGTTGTAGACGGGGAGCGACAGCGAGAGGGTGCCGCCGTTGTCGAGGGCGAGGGCGAAGGTGGTGTTGAACGAGAGCAGGGTGTCGTCGCTCTCGTAGTTGAAGTAGGTGAAGTCCTCCGTCACCGACCACTTGGTCTGTGACGAGATTGCCGCCTCTGCTTGGGGGACATCGGTTCCCTCTGCATGTGCTGCGGCGGCGATGGTGGTGGCGAGTGCGAGTCCTGTGATTGTCTGTCGAATCATCTGTCTTTGCTCCTAATGTTGTCCCCTCCGATTGAGGGGGGTGCGTCTACTTATGGAGGATATCGCCTCGGTCGGGTCGGTTCTGTGGGTCAAGCCAAAAGGTTGGAAATGAAAACCCCCTCCGTTGTGTGGCAGGGGGTTTCCTATCTTATTCAGTTGGTTCGTTCAACTTGCGTAGGGCATTCCCTCTTCGTCGCCCTTGGCGGAGAGGAACTCACGCCATGCCCTTTCAGCCTCGGCTCCCGTGTAGAAATTCGGACCAATCGGGAAGTACAGGACTTCCTCGCCCTTCTTGAACGGCTTGCCGTAGGCATCGACCCCTGCGTACTTCGCCGTGATCCATCGGGGACTGCCTGAGTGCGAAGACGAGCGAACCCTCCCACGGCGGTGGTACTCGTTGACCATCTCCTCATCCTGATCGACCGATTCCAAGTGCGGGATGGCGATGCCGTGGTGCTTCAGGATCTTGAATCCTCTGTCCCGCATCTCGTCCATCGCTTCCTTCTCCGTGTCGAAGAAGGTGGCTTGCACGATCTGATTGATATTTGATGTCTTACCCATCTTCTCAAGTTGTACGAACTTCTTCTCGCCCCACTCGCTGGTGGCAACGATGGACTCGTTGTTCGGCTTGGTTCCCACGGCGAGAACCTTCTTCACCTTGTAGTCAGCCATCTCCTTCGGGGTGATCAACTTCGGCTTCACCGATTCGTTGATATCGTCGCCGATACCTTCAGCAACTGTGAGAACTTTCATAGGCGTATTTTTACGCTCATAATTTACAACTTTGTAAATCTCTACTGTTATTTTCTTGGCTTTTGGGTTTCCCTTTTTCAGATAGGCAAACATTGCTTTGGCGTAATGCTCTGCTTCTTGCATTGTTGGAGCCGTTTGCGCTCCTCCTGGCTGATTGTCCACAGTTCCTTCAACCGCATAGTAGTCGCTGCCTTCTGTGATGGTGTCTCCATCAACCTCGACGGACTCGAAGACCCACTTCACGGGGATACCGCCTTTGACTACCAATTGCGCCTTGGACTGCTCGACATCCTTGAACGAGATGTTGCCGCTGAAGTTGCCGCTCGGCATCTTGT